CCAGTTTCCGATATCGCAGGTGTCGAAGCGGGCAACGTAGTCGTCGTGGTTGCCGCGCACCGGGTGGAACCACGGCTTGTTCAGCCACTTGATCACGTCCTCGGATTCGGGGCCGCGGTCGACCAGATCGCCAACGCTGAAAAGCCGGTCTACAGCAGGGTCGAAGCCGACGGCATCTAGCGCATCTTGCAACCGGCTGAAGTGGCCATGGATGTCGCCGACGGCAATGTCCCGCCCAGCAGTGTTCGCAGCGAAGCGTTTCACACGCGTCACCTCAATTGTTTCGAACATTATGGCTCCCGCCCGCCTTACACCGGCAGGCATGTGGATAGAAGGGGAAGGGGTTGGTCAGTCGATCTGGTAGTAGACGTAGCAGTCCACGCCCTGATCCTTGAGTGATTTATGCATGGCTTGGACACCGGCGCTGTGTTGGTTGCCTTGGCCTGGCCATGGGGTGTCTAAGTGAATGCCTTGCCGGTGATAACCGTGCGCCTTCTGCACATAGCCCGGAACGCCCTCAACTGATGTTGCGCGCATACCGGGGATGGGGATCACCACTCGATCAAGGTTGGCGCTGCCGCCGTCGCTAGTGCACGCGGCCGCCGCTGCTTTGCCTGCTTCGATGGCAATGGCGACCTTTGGCGCGAGTACTGCAAGTTCCTCTTTGGTCATGGCGTCCCCCGCTTGAACTCGCCGACCCAAACCCATGGGTTGGCGTCCCACGATCCGGGGCCGTTGATGGATTGCCACAGATCACGCCAGGCCGTTCGCAGTGTAGGCCTGCCTTCTGCACCAGATCCCGCGTGGCACATGTCGTACCGATCCTGCCCATCGGCGAGAGCGGCCAGGTCGACTCCTTCGGATTCAATCTGGCTGTCGCTGATGTCCTGCAGCCGCTCGACATGCACTTCTGTGATTTCCAGCAGGATGCGGCTGGCCCAGCGCGGCATGAAGATGCTCGGCCGCCACCTGATTTCGCTTTCCTCACCTTCCCAGCACGGCAGCGGATCGGCTCGATAGACGATCTCGGTCTCAGCGCGATCTTCCTCAGGCACCTTTGCCTCGCGGTAGTCATTGATGAAATGCGTCTCGCGCAGCCACAGCCGGTCTCCGGGTCTGCCGTACGGGCATTCTGCATTTGACTTCGTCACATCAGGGTTGCGGATGAAAGGCTGGCCTTTGCCATAGCTGCCGATATCGCCCTTAGATCGCGGCTGAATCTTTACCGCCCGGCGCGTTACCGTCTTCCGGCCGTCTAGGATGGCGCGCACCATGGGCGCTGAGAATAGGATCGGGCGTTCTTTTATTGCGGACACGTGATCTCCTCGCCACATACGCAGCAGGCAATTGAAATTAGATATACGAGCCGTCGATCCGGTTAAATTGAATTAGCTGATCAACTACGACTCACAAATAGATGGAATCGATAACCGATTGCTTTTAGTAAATAGGTTTTCCGCATGCAAACCGCAGACGATTTCCGTTTCACAGCCCATTCACTCCTTCGCGCTCTGGATGAGTCGACCATCAATATGATGAAGATTGTGGTGCTCTCTTCCATGGGAAGTCCCGCTTGGAAGTCTGCGGTCATCGTTCAGCAGGCTTCGTTCGCTGCTCTGCATCTGCATCTTGGGCAGGTAGACGCTCCAGCCTTAATGCTGCAGGGTTCGGCGAAGTAGTCAGCGCAGCATGCAATAGGGATATGGTGGGGTCGAATGGGCGGCGGCGCTTTTTGTACCGCTGTAACCCATTCAGGTTACTTTTCGAGATGTAACCTTTTTAGGTTACTTAGGGGTTTGTCAGGCTGCGATTCGCCGGTAGAGGTCGATCAGGTCTGCGGCGTTCGCCGCCACCAGCGCTTCAGCTTCATACGGTGACACGCTGTTGCCGATCAGCTTCACCTGGTCGGTTTTGTTGATGTCCCGCCATTGTTCGGCGCCGGTTACCGGATCCACGAAGAGGCCGCGGTCGATAATGTAATCATGCGGAAAGCCTTGGGCCTTCTTGAGCTCTGGCGGCTGAAGCATGCGCAGCGTGACGTCGATCAGCACATACCCGTCGAGCATCACCAGATCGGCTGGCTCCTTGAAGTGCTCCGGCAGATGCTCATGCATGAACGCAGCGCAGCGGCGGGCCCCTTCAAGTTGCTCGGGCGAAAGCGCGCTCATGACCCGCTCAACCTCGATCACTGCGACGCGGTCCTTGGTGGGCAGGGTGTGCATGGGCTCGTGTAGCGAGATGCCGTCCTTCTCGTTCCCGTAGTACTTCACCAGATAAGCGTTCACCAGCCGCTGGTTGGCGCCGGATTGGCAGATGGTCGAGAGAGGTTCGTGCGCTGCGCGACCGTCACCATCGTAAAACCCCCCGTTGGCCTGCTCGAAGAACGCGGCCACCAGTGCCTGCTCGCCTCGGTTGGCGCCGGTAACGGTTCTGGCAGGCTCGTTCAACGGATACCCGCTGCGGTCGCCATGATGTGTCAAATGGGTGAGGTGGCCCGTGACCATTGCAAAGTGGCCACCCTTTACCTGCGCTACCTGGGTGCGCAGTGGCTCCTGAACGTCGAAGTTTCTCTGCGACGAGCCATTAGCGCATTCGGTAAGGAAAGGCGCGGCGACCGGCTGTACCAGTGCATGGTGGTTTCCGCTGGCGCTTACCGTGGACAGTGGCTCATCGATTCCGTGGGTGCTGGTGTGGCTCGCAGAGGTGCCGCGCAATGGAACGATGAAAGGTTTCGCACTGGTCAGCACGTGGCGCCATAGTCCCTTGGCAACACGCCGCAGAGTGTTTTTCGCCATGGGCTTATTGCGGAAGATGGTGCGGGTTGGATATGACCAGTCGATGCATTCAGCGGCCATGCGCCAAGGGGATTGTTTCCCCGTCGGATCCTTGTGCCGCGATGGCGCTGGCCAGATGATCGGCTTACCATCGCGGCGAGCAACCAGATACAGGCGTTTGCGGATTGTTGGGGCTCCCGCGTTAGCCGCTACTCGCTCCCGCCACTCAACGTTGTACCCCATGCCGCGCACCAGCGCCTCGACCGGCACGAACTCGCCGATGGCGGTGATGATTTCCGGCATGTCTGGGTGATCTTCCGGCAGGCCAGTGCTCATTGCCGCGATGAAAGCCCTGAATGTACGGCCACGCTCGGACTTGATCGGCAAACCCTCATCATCGATCGGCCCCCAGTCGCAGAATTCTTCCACGTTCTCGAGGTGCATCAGGCGCGGCCGCGTTGCGTGTAGCCACCGAATCACGACCCATGCCAAGCCTCGCACCTTGCGATCGCGCGGCGCGCCGCCCTTGGCTTTGCTGAAGTGCTTGCAGTCCGGTGAGGCCCAGAGCAGTGCCACCGGAAGCCCCCGGGTTGCCAGCAGCGGATCAACTTCGAAGACGTCCGCCACGTAGTGCGCAGTCGTCGGGTGGTTGGCGCGGTGAACGGCCAGGGCGATCTCGTTGTGGTTTACAGCTATGTCCGGTTCCCGCCATGCCTTGGCGATTCCCTTGCTGGCGCCACCGCCGCCGGCGAACAGATCCACGATCAGCTCCTGTTCAAACGGCAGGGCCAACGACGGTGATTGCTCGCTGGCAAGCTTGTGCACTTTCTGAAATGTGGTCATGCGGGATCCTCGCCAGTGGCGGCTATAGTTAATTGCTCAGAATGGAGGTGTTTATGGAGTGCAGAATTTGTAGGACGGAAACCAACGAAATTCTTCCGACTGGGGACTTCGAGGAATACGCTTGTCCCAAATGCGGCCCCTACAAAATCACAGGTTCAGCGGTTGCCGTCCTTGAGAAGCACGGTTACCGCTTAGATGTAGACCTATGTCGTGAGTGGCTGGCCCAACAAGGACCGCAGGCGGTCCCTGTGATCGATTCAGATTTGGCGATGCGACTAATAGCGACCTGACCGTCAACGCCTACCTCTCCACGGGAAGGGAGAACCTCATGAGTGCATGTGGGAAAAATACTGGTGGTGAAAATGTCGGCGACATGGCGTTCATGTACACCTGCCATGCACTAGCAAATCAGGTATATTGCGTGAGGTATTCAAAGGGGTTTAGTCATGCCTGAAGTTAAAGTTGTATCTTCAAATGGATGGGAACTGGTTCATAGCGTAACTGTTCACCTCTGCAATAGTATGGTTACAGTCGTTTATGATGGTCTTCCGCTCGATATTGTCTTCAAAAAAGATGACACCGGGGAGGTTCGCTACGCTGGGGCAATCAATGGGCCGCGTTGGGTTTTAGAACTTTTTAATTTTGCAAACCCATTCGGTGAAGGAAAGCTTGAGCCAATTCCATTTGCAATTTCGGAAGGGCGTAACGTCCACCTAACATTTCATGTTCAGACATTAAATGTCGAGACATTTAACAGGGTTGTCTCTTTGAATTTTTTTAAGGAGCCTGCTAAATAATGGTCGAACCTGTTGATGTTCAAGGCACAACACTTAATTCCTCGGGTGACATAGGGAGAAGACCGGCGAAAGCTGGCATACCATCTTTTGGCAAGCCTACCGAGGCCCCAGGGACCTTGACACAAAAAATGGGGACTGGAGAAAATGCGAAAAACTCTATTGTGTGGATGACGATAACCTGGAGCTTTACGATCGCCACAGGACTGAGTATTTTATTTTTTTCCTTGGTAGTCTGTTACAAGGACTTTGCGTATCTGGAGAATATAAAGTCCGTGTGGTCTATGTTTCTTCCATTGATAACACTTGCTCTAGGTTATGCGTTTGGTAAGAGCAAGTAATAGATAAGACAGTGTTTCAAATAACGAGCGCCGTACTTATTCCTAATGTCGGCACTCGCTAATCGTCGAGTTACGCTGAAAAGCTGCCCAGAGACGACCTAGCTGCATCTCCAATCCTGTCTTCCAGCATAGCCTCGAATTCTTGAGCGATAGCCTCGCGCTGCATCTCCTCGCCGACCCAGCGCAATTTCAGCACCGGCAATGCCTGCAGCTCGCTTTGGCGATTCCATGCGGATCGTGAATGGCCTACGCTTACCTCTCCACAGGAAGGGAGAAGGTCATGAGCGAGAACCGGGAATTGGCGCTATCTATCGCGCTTGAAGCTGTACTGAACGCAGCGCGCGAGCTTCACGTTGATGTCGATGAGCTTTGCGAGCAGGCAATTGGGTCGCTGACGTTTCTGCCTAAGAACGTATCGCCGTCTGTGGTTGCCGCTATCCGAGAGATCGAGGTTGCAGCTGATGCGCTCGAGTTCGGTGGCGAATAGGTTGGTGATCAGGTTTAATGGTCGAGCCGGAGCATGGCTTTTCCCACGCTATCCGGTAAAAGGCATCTGCTCTGCAGGTGCCTTTTTTATTGCCTGCGATCTGGCATCAAGCGTAGTGGTGGGCTATACGTGGTGACCGGCATGGGGCCGGGTCAAGGAGTGCAAATGTCTGAAGTAAAACTGGCAGGGGATACCCCGCGTTCGGTGCAACATATCCACAACGGAGTGAAACTGCTGATCAAGCCATTCGGTAACGAGGGCGGCTCGGTTCCGACCCAGGTCTACATCATCGGTGAGGGCTCACCAGACAAAGTGACATGGCGAACGTTGGAGTCTAAAACCTACGAAGATGCCATAGATGAGGCAAAATATTACGCTAATCAGTGGGTCGACGATGGCATGCCGAGCACTGGCACGTACCGGCCTATTGACCCGGAGGAATAATTTCATCTCCTGAATCGGGCGCAATCTACCGGCGCGATTCCCGCTCCAACATCCGCGCCACGTTTTGCGAATCGTCACTTTGTGGCGCGGATACCTAGGCCAGTTAAGCGCAGAAGCTACCCAACGATAGCTTGGCAGCTGCACCGATTTTCTCTTCAAGCACCGCTTTGAACTCCTTAGCGATCGCCTCGCGTTGCACTTCCTCGCCAACCCAGCGCAGTTTCAGCACCGGCACTGGACCGCTAGTGATCACCGAAAGTCGCAGGGTGATTTGCTGCTCGGTGAGGCCTTCGAACGGGATGGTGTTGAAGAGCAGTGCCGCAGGCAGGGTTTCCTTGCTGCGCGCCTCGATCTGATCCATCGCGCTGCGGCTGGCGCTGGTGTCACTAACGGTGGTCTCGGATTCGCTGGTTGCCTTTACCGTGATAGTGCGGACTGCTGCAATGGCCTTGGCGACAGGGATTGCTTTGCCTTCGTCATCCACCGGTGTGAGGTACTGGTGCCAGTCCTCGATCCAGTCGCTCAAGTCTTTCTGGGAAAGGCGGTTGCCTGCGACCTGCTGTACGGCGGTGTAGCCTGCTGTTGCTTTCAGCTTCAGCACTGCGCGGTCGTCGGCGTGGCCTGGTTCCTCAGTTGTGCCGAGGTTGAACAGCAGAACGCAGCTCATTTCGTCCTGATTGATGAATCCCCGTGCGCAAGCTTCGGCGCGGTCTGCCACGTAAGCACTGAAATCGGCCAAGGCGTGAGTAGAGTAGGTGCCACGGAAGCGGCTGCGGCCTGCCTGGAATTTCTCCAGATCCAGCACTTTTGCGCCTTCTGGCAAAACGGCGGTGGGGGTGAAGGTTGGCAGCGACTTGCCGGTGGCTTCAAGCGCGGTGTCGGTGATGAGTTGAATCGCTTCTTTGGTCAGTGACATTCGTCAGTTCTCTTCGTGAGGGGAGGGAGTGCGGCGGGTAGGTCAGTCGCGTGGCTTGATAGGAGCTTCGTCACGCGTGAACAGCTGGTCGTGCTTCTCCTGGAACAGCGAGATTTTTCCGCCGGTACCGACATGCATTGGCGTGTCGAGGCTGGTGTTCTCGCTACGGGTGCCGCGCTTGGTCGGCACTTTGTAGTCGAGCTTGTGCTTGATCTTCACTTGGTGGGATTCACCGATCTGACTGAAGTCCAGCGTGATGACCAGCTTCCCTGCCTTACCATGATCGACGACGCCAGCGGCGACCTCGGACAGGGCATGACCGATCTGGCTGGCGAAGGCGCCACCATTCAGTTCTTCGAAGAACTCGGTGGTATCCGTTGGGGTAGGCATGGTGCTTTCTCCGAGATGGGCTACAGCCCGCTTGGTGGGAGGTGGTGTTGTGCGTTTCGCTTGCGCTGCTGAGGCGCCTTGAAGACGCGCTTCACCTTTTGGCCGCCGGGTATTCGATCTGGTGGTCACGAACAAGCCTGCGGAAATACTTGGTGCTAATGCCCATGTGCTGGGCGGCCTTGCGCTGGCTTACACCGATATCGCGAAGGGCTTTGATGCGCTCGACATTCCGGGCATCTTTCACGGGGTCACTCTGGTTGTGCACCAGGTTCGTGGCACCGCCATTGGCAGCCCGCTGGAATTCGAAGCCGTAAGCCCTCGCCATGGTGTAGAGCTGCTTGCGGCTGATTCCAGTGAGTTCGGCGACTTCGCCCTGCGAGAGCGTCTTGGCCAGATCGCGAACTCGATCCAAGTCAGCCGGTGGCGTCTTCGGCTTCACCGGTCTGGCCTGGGACTCCTCGATGTCCGGAACAATGCGCAGGCGCTGCATCGATTCCTTCTTGCTGCGGCGCGGCGGGAGCGGCTTGCGATCTGGCGATTCGACTGGGGCGGGAGCAGTACGGTACCCATATGGCCGTGGAGTCGGAATAGGCCCTGCGACCTCGGATACCTGGCCACCGCGGCGAAGATACTCATCCATCGCGGCAGCCAGTTCGGCCGACTTCGGCTGGTTGTGCCGGACCATGCTTAACTCGAGGCTGATCATGCCGCCACCTGCTGCAGGACGACCCCGTCCATGCTGAACGCTTCGCCGTGGATGTGAACGAGGTCGTCGAGTGCGCCCCAATTGACGGTGAGCACCGAAATTGGCGCCCGGCCTTCGTAAACGGCTTTCACCAGGACTGACAGGTCTGGCACATGGGCTTCCATCTTCGTCGGCTTCGGCGGCACTTTGGCTGATGGCGCGACCGTCGATACCCGCGCCGTAGGCTGGGGGTTAGACGCCGGCGTCGAAGCTGTTGGAGTCGCCGCTGCTTGCTCCGCAACCTTCCGTTGCTCGGCGACCTTGGCGGCTTCAGCATCGGCGAGCTTCTTCGCTTCTTCATCGCGGATCTGCTGGCGCTGCTTCTCCAGCCGGTCCTCCTCGGCTTTCTTGTGCTCGTCGATGCGGACCTTGATCAACGTCACCAGGTCATCGTTTGCCTTCATGACCAATTGCTGAATGTCGTTGAACAGGAAGTTGTGGTCGACGGCCAGTTCAGCCAGGCTGGCGAGGTTGAGGCGGATCGCGTCGGCCTTTTGGCTGACATCGATCTTCGCGCGGGCCAGCTCGGTGTCTACCGAATCTTGCAGGCTGGCGATGGTTCGCTTGTTTTTCATCGCACCAGCAAAGTCAGACGCTACCGGTTGCAGCACAACGCGGCCGAGAGTTTTGTTGATGGCGGCGACGTGCTCAGCCAAGGCATTTTCGGCCTTCTGCTTGATGTTGCTCTTCACCAGCAGCTCTTGAGCCTTGACGAGCTTGTCGACCTTCAGCCGGGTTTCGCGGGCATGAGCGCTGATTCGATCCAACGAGGAAAACAGTTGGTCGATGGTTTGGGTCTGCGACAGCGCCTGCTTTTTCGCGGCAGCTACAGCGTCTTCTACGTCGACACACCACTTAACGGCTTTCTTGGCGTCGGCGAAGTCCTGATCAGTCGTCAGCGTGGTTTTCACGGAGTCGATGACCGCCAGCGCCGAGTCCTCGAACACTTTGAGGTTGCTCTGAGTGACCATACCGGTCAGCTCAATGCGCAACGCAGGAAGCTCATCAGGGGCTTTGCCGACGACAATCGACGGAGCGTTAACCATTTCGAAAGAGGCCAGATCGGCGTCGAACTGCTTCCACCCTTCGACTAGTTGCTCAGCACGCCCAGCGACGGCGCGATACTCCATCGAAACGAAGTTTTGCTCCGTGCCGTCGGAGCAGACAAAGATCACACGTTCTGCGCCGCTCACCAGCAGCTGTTGCTCAAGCTGCCAGTAGTAATGCGGATCGAGCTGTTCGGCGCGTACCTGGGCGACGAGCGACTCATTCCAGAGTTTGTGCTCAAACAGCGTATCGCCGAGCATCGTCGCACCGTCCATCGAGGCCAACAGGTTGCCGCTGGTACCGACGATTGGGTAGAGCTCCTCGCCGATCTTCACCTCCACCAAGGGGCGGGCCGATGCTTCGGTGGCGTGGCCTTTGTCGAAGATGCGCTGCTGATTCGGCGTTACCTCTGGCGTAATGCCGGTTTTCTTCGAGGTCAGCAGATCGGTGCGGCTTTGATACTTCGAAGCGCCCATCATTGCCGGGGCTTCGGAGGCGGTGAAGTACTTGGCCCGGAGGGCATGCCATTCAGCACTGCCCTGAGCTACGTTGTGGATCTTCATTCAGATACTCCTTCGATGGGCGCGAGGTTCTTGATCTGCTCGATCTGCTGCTCGCTCAGGGTGTATTTGCTGCTGATGGTTGCGATCAGGTGCTCGGGCGAGGACTTGCGCTCGTCGACCGACTTCCGCCACTTCGGCAGGTTCTCGGCGAGCTTTTCGTCGGGGTAGGGCTGCAGGCCGGCGGCCTCCGCTTCACGAATCGGGGAGACGTCGCGAACGCGCGGGGCGCTTTCCTCCAGCTCGTCAGGGCTGTACACCCCGAGAATGACGTCGGGACAGTACAGGCGGGACCAGCGCTTGGTTGCGAGATACGCCAGTTGCTGGCGTGGGTCGTCTGCCCAAAGCGTGCTGTTGCGGGTGCGGGCTTGAGCAAGTAGCAGTTCCAGCACACGAGGTTCGTCCTCGCCGCGAAAGGTTGCCCAGACTTTGACCCCCAGGCCTTCTTCGTCTGACATCTTCCAGCCGGGAACGCGGTATTCGCCTTTGTCGCCGGTCTTGATCGTGAACTTCCCGATCACTTTTTCCCATTCGCCAAACCACTCGTAATGCAGGCGATCCATGACTGGCGCGCAGGTGGTGATTACGGCGTTCACGAGCTGGGCCTCGTAGCCGAGGACGCCGTTCACCAAGTGCGTTTTCTGCGCCACGGCGAAGGGGTTCATCTTCCATTGCATTGACTGCATGATCACGGCCAAGCAGTCGGCGGAGTTGCCGTTGAAGTGCTTTGGCAAGGTTGCGCGGCCCGTGGCCATGACGTCAGCCAGTCGCATCAGCTTGTCCAAACTATCGCCGTCCAGCACGAGGGCACTGGTGCTGGTCGCCGTGTGCGGAATGATGTGAAGCTGTTGCTCGTGCGCCACAGGCGCGGGGTTATGTGCGGACACGGAAGCTCCTTGCGCCATGCCGTTACCGGGGCGCTGCGATTGAAAAGGGTGGGGTTACTGCGAGGTTTGTTGCTGCTGAACGCGGTAGCGTAGGACCTGCAGGACGCGACCGCGATAGCCAGGCTCTGCGTATTGCTCAACCGGAGGACCGTAATAGCCGCGCATTTCTGCGAGCCGGTATGCCTCGCGCAGGTTGTGAGCGCTGATCTCTTCGAGCTGCTCGTCGATCAGCGATTTAACCGGTGAAGTAGTCATGCCGAACCTCCTTGCTTGGCGAAAGCCGTCTCCATCTGCCCCATGGCGATACGAAGGCGACCGGGCAGGGCAGCGAGACGCTTTGCATCCCGCTCGTTGCATTGCTGGCTGAAGATGTCCGGACCGTCGTCGAACCAGTTGTCATTGGCGCCGCCGGTCGATGTGCCAGCCATTCGATCGTCCATCAACCGAGCCTGGGCACTGTCTGCGTAACTGGTACTCACGATGCGACGCTCAGCCGCCCATTTGTCTGGGCGTAGACCACAGCCTCGACATGGGCTATTTCGCGGAACAGATCGGAGTAATCGGTGGGGCTGATGACATTCCCCTCAAGCAAGCCCTCAATCCAGCCGAAGGCCCGGGCAATAAGTTCGCGCGCCACCAGGGAGAACTCTGGTTTCTGCGCTCGGGCGAGAAGATTTTCGAAACGTCTGCGTTGGAATTCGTCCATGGTCGCCTCCGTGGCGAGCTGAGACCGCATTAGTCAGATGCCAGACGCGGGTGACCAAACCCACCGTGAAGGTGGCCTGGCATCTGCTGATGCGGTCGATATGGGGGAAGGATGCCGGTCTTTCCCGGCTGTCAGCCTGTTAGGCGTGGGTAATCACGAGGTCACTGATGATGCAGATCGAGCCATCTTCGGCCGGGGTGGCGTCAGTGAAGTCGATCTGGTTGTAGACACCGCCATGGAAGTCGAATACTTGTGAGTTCCAGGACGAATCGAGCTGCAGATCGCCCGAGGAGCCCATATTGCCGTTGTAGTCGATCGTCACCCGCGCGATGCCGGACGACGTTACGCGGATAGTGACTTTGAATTTCGCGCCGAGCGGAACGCCCTTAAGCACCGTCGTGTTGACCGGGTCTGTCTGGTTGTAGCTCTGGCGGAAGCCCATCGTGATGTTCCCTTTTTGCCAGAACACCTTGATGGCTGGACTGTCGTCTCCCTTCACATGCATCTGTGAGATGACGACCTTCTGAGCAGAGTTGACCTTTGTCACGGTCATCTCTTGAAAGTTGATGTGTTCGGAAGCACTGGCGAGCGACCAGTAGATCGACTCTTTCCATTCGCACCGGGTTCGGTGTGTGCTCTTGCTAGAAGCGCCCTTGGTAGGCGCGGACAGTTGCAGCGAGCCGTCCGGGAGGACCGTCACGACGCTAGGGAACTGTGCAATGGCCTGAGCTCCATTGAGCTCAAGTGCAACCGGATTGGTCGCGGATGTTGCTACCGGTGTTGCGATCGTAAGATTGCTGATGTTTACAGTCATGGTTACTACTCCTGACGATAAAGATCATTGGCCTGGCACGATTGCCTTCCAACGGTGATGCGTCTTCCGCATCCCACTGCCCACTCTATGAATGCGCAGGAGTGATGGTTCAGCCAATGATGATTGGATTCGCAAATGCGTAATCCATGGCTTCCTGATTTGCTTGGTCGCTGTCGAGAAAGCGAATCGCCCATGGCATCAAGGTCTGAACAGTCCCGTCCGGCATTTCGACGATGGCCACGCTAAAGTTGCCCGGCCCGTTTTCGAACTCTTCGTACTCAACGCCCCAGCCGTGAAACTTTCCCTCGGCAGCATCTTCGATGCCTGTGCGCCTGCCGCTGTTGTCGTGCACACCTTTCATTGTCATCACTGGTCGCATTGCTTCACCTCCGGTTGATTTCCCGTCTGGCCCTGTCGCCAAGGCCAGCCAGTGAAATCTGTTTTCAAATCAGGCACCGGTCGCTCACCCGGTATCACGCTTCCGCCCTCGCTTGCGGCTTGCGTGTCGCTTGAATGACAGCGCTATTGCCGTCACACCTGTTTGCAGCATTGCCCTGTTGGGTTGCTGGCCTTCTATGCCTGAAGGCTCGGCGGTCTATCGATGTTAAAGAACGGCGCTGCTTTCGCTGCTGGGCCCGTAATGCCTTGGCTTGAGAGATAAATTAACCGCCGGTTTTGTTGTCGTCAATACCGGCGGTTAATTTATTTTTCTGAATGGTGCGGTATGCTTTTCCTACAACTGTATGGATGTACAGCATTCAAGGAGGTGTACATGGGCGCAATGCAGCAACAAAAAGAACAGCAGCGGCTGGAGCTGACAGGGATCGAAAGGCTGAATTTGAGGGTCTCCAACATGATCAATCACCCGATCGCGCAACTTCAGCGCTGGGTGACGATTCATCGGTTGGATACGGACGGGGACAGGGAATGGGAGGAGGTGATGGGCGTCTTATCGGATGTCGACGAGATCGACATGACGCTCAACGACGACGCCTCAGTGACGCTTAGATGGGAACTACCTGCGGAAGAAGAGAGGGTAGTCGAAGTCGAGGATCCATTCGAAACGGAGGAACCAGCACCATTCTGACGGGCACAAAAAAGCCCGCCTCACTGGCGGGCTATTTGGTCTAATCAAATTACGACGACTTGGGCATCCAGTATGGATAGCCATCCAATCCCTGCATTTTCTTGCAGCTGTTCACTATTGTCTTCGCCTCCTGCTCAGACGCATACGGCCCAGTAACAACTTTTGTCGGTTCTCCTTTCAGAATGGGGAGACCAAGAGCCCTTGCTTTCGTCACGGTCTCCGCGTAGGCCCAGGGCTCGCAACCAAACCGCACAGTCCAGCCATGTGTCAAAGCGGGCGGTTGTGGAAGCTCTTGCTGATTGACCGCTTCCACTTCTGAGCCGCAGTGCTTACATTTGACTGCCGCTTTCTTTATCAGCTCTGCGCAATATGGGCATGCTCGGTCAGGTGAGGTGTCAACAGCCCGCATCGGATAGGCCGAAGTCGCGTTCGGCGCTACTTCAACCCAGCCTTTCCGAAGATAGCTGCCCGTGAGAATTCCTTGAATTGCGAAGGCGTAGCCTATGCTCAGTAACGGCATGGCAACCATAGCGCCGGGACCGGCGGTGATCACCCCCAAGCCAAAAATTATCAGAATCCATATTGCGAAGTGCCCCCAAAGTCCCTTGACCGCGAGATATATGGCACCGAATAGCAGCATCCACAGCCAAGCGAGGGCCGGAACCATTTCCACATGATTATTTGACGGGTTTTTGAAAGTTCGATCCACTGTTACCTCCTGTAGTAATGGCTATCCCCCGCGCAATACGGGCTGAAGCTGAGTCCCTTATCTCGCATCAAACCAAGTTTGCATTCCACACAAGCAATACACGCGCCTGGATGTATGTGTCCTCAGCTCTAATAGTCTGCGGCGGGTGCCGGGTGTTGTCAGAAATCATTGAGAATTGCTCATCGCCTATCCATTGCAGCCGCTTGATGTAGAGGTGACCTTCCCACGAAAACATATAGATTCCGTCACCGGCAAACTCTCGCACGCTGATGTCAACCAGCAGTGGGTCGCGATGTTTGATTGTCGGCGCCATCGACTGGCCCCAACCGGTCACCATCTTCAGATGAAAATGCTCCTTGAACTCGACACCCATTTCGCGAAGGTGTTGCGGGCTGACACGGACGTCCTGGAGCATCTCAGGGTAGTCGTGCGGGATCTGGCCCCCACCCATCGCAGCGCGAACGTCGTAGTGCGCGATCCACACCTCATCACCAACGGCTCCAGGCCGGTAGTAATCGACCTCAATCACTCCGCCGCCATCATCCGACTCAGCAGCGGCGAGGAGGCGGCGGCGAGCATCTTCGGACAGACCCTTTCCTTGCTTGGCCAACATCTGGCGTACCAGATCGGCGGCCGAAGCGTTCCCAGCTGCGCCAGTTGGCTGATCAGCAGATGACGTCAGGCCACTAATCTCCTTCGCAAGACGCTTGCTGAATTTCTCTACTGGCACGCCAAGCACGCGCGCGAGCACCGACGCAAATTTCGCGTTCAGCGGATTCGTACCATTCAGGTACATGGCAACTGCTGCCGCTGAGATGTCAGCTGCTTCAGCAAGGCTCGCTTGGGTCAGGCCGAGCGCGTTCTTCTTCGATACGAAAAGCGCCTTAGCGGAGTCGCATTCAGCTTTTAGGTCGGGGGACAGCTCTTTCTTTTTCGTCATCCGTGAAATTTAACCGTTGGTTAAGTTATTTGCGCTAACCGCCGGTGTTGCTCAAAAGCTAACCGCCGGTTAATATCTCAGGCATACATCGCTTGCTGAGGCATAGAAATGAAGAAGACGCCATTGCCAGAGCTGGTCGAGCGAATTGGTCAATCAGCGGTCGCCAAAGGTCTTGGCGTCAGTGCTCCAGCCATTTCGAAGGCCCTCAAGGCATCCCGGGAAATCCTGGTGATCGAGCATGAGGATGGGAAGCTGACGGCGGAGG